CCAAAACAAATGATGAATCTGGCGTAGCCCATGCTATCCGTACCTGGGTATTGTAGCAAAAGGTAAGAATAGACAAAAAACCGCTAAGGAGAGCGGTTTTTAGTATGAACATATCACAATGAGGGTAAATCAATAAATTAAATTGCAGTTTTACAGTTACTTAAATCTTAAGAGTACAAAAACAATGATACGGTTACTGCTCAGCAACATGCTGTTGTACCATTCACGAACTGCATCTCGTGGCCAACGCTTGTCATTTATATTTAGAAATCCCTTCTGGTAGCGAAAACGGTCATCGAACGTATCTACAGAAACACCAAGCATTTTAGCCACATCTTTACGCTTGAGTTCCAGAGGGAACGCTTCTTCAATATCTGCTGATTGTAAGACGGTAAACTTAATCTGACTCGCAATCGCTTGGATCAACTCTTCCATTTTTGCTCCTTTCGTGTTATAATTCAGTTAGTTATTTTAGTAAGCGCCTAACTTCCATTAGGTGCTTTTTTGTTACCTTAGTTCATCTACGCTGATTTCTAACGCATCAGCAATTTTCTTGACCGTGTCAAAATATAAATCTTTCACCTCTCCATCTCTTAAACGATAGATTCCAGCAGGTCCGACACCTGCTTTTAAGCAAAGTTTATAAACTGTCCAATTTCGTTCTGAAAGTTTTTCAGATATTTTTTCCCAAAGCATAGCCTTTTTCTCCTTATCTAGCTTTATTTTTTTACTTTTTATGCCTATATATGCTATTGCACTATATATTGTGTTTTCATCAGATTTACTTCTCTTATTTACACTATATATTGACAAACATTGTTTTTTAGCATATAATAGTTCTTGACTAGGACCTCTCACCGTTTTAGTCAAAAATTTCAATAGAAAGGAACAGTCTTATGTCAAAGACTCCAATAAAACCTGGAACAGATAATCAGCCTGCAGGAACTTATGTCGAAAAAGGTCCTCGTGGCGGTAATGTACCTGGTGGTCGTGTTGTTCACATCGATAAAGGCGACAGATTACCACCAACTCAAAAACCAGGTAATGGTTGGATTAAACAATAATCCGATCACTCTACGCATCTAAATAGATGCGTTTTTTTGATAAGCAAAAACTTTTTCCGAAAATATCAATTTGAAACCATGCTTCTGCATAGTATCGCCCATTCTCTTTATACTTTGTAATATAATGAAGCATTTTATTCCCTCCTACTCCTCAACTCTTTGCTACTCAATACCATAATCTTCAATAACCTGAAGAATAAAACTGTTCGCTCGTGGACCTTTTGTCGTTCCACTTAGAATGTTTGTCACTTCCTGTCTCTTAAAGCCGTAAGTAACCGCTAAAGTTGTTTTTTTGATGCCTTTTTCTTTCAAGAAAGCATTAACCTTTTCACGACCGTTTGCGATATCTGGCATATACGTTCCTCCTCTCTTTTTTGTACTATTGAAATATTGCGTTACTCTCCTTATCCCCTTTTTTTCTAAATATGGTATAATCAAGAAAAATGATTGGAGAAGTTTTATGGAGTTATCCACTGTTGATCATCACTTCGGCATAATTGGAAGAACTGTAACTATTCAAATTCCTCAAACTTGCCCTTGGTGCGGAATTGGAAATACTCCCACTAACAACGATGCAGGACATTTAGAAATTCAAGAAGGTCGCATTTTCACTATGCACCATCGTTGTCCATCCTGTAAAAAATACCACATGACAAACCAAGAATGTTTGCATCAAGCTGATGAAACGACCATGGTTCTTGTTTACCCTAACAAAGTCGCTATCAACATAGACCCTCTTTTTATTAAGCACGCTCCTAGATTTGTAGAGTTTTACAGCGAAGCGGTCGAGGCAGAAAAAATGGGACTAGAGAATATCGCAGGAACTGGTTATCGTTCTGCCATTGAATGCTTAATTAAAGATTATGCTTTAGACTTTAAATTAGATGACAAAGAGTATCTATCTAAACCAAAACTATCATTTAATAATGCCATTGACCGGTACATAAAAGATGACGAACTCCTAAAAGGTGCATTGCACTTTATAAGAGAAGTGGGCAATGACTACACCCACTGGGATAAAAGCTCCAGCATCTCTCTTCCTACAATGAAACATTATGTTGAAATTATTATTCAAATCTTTAAGTCTAAATTTATGATGAAGTATCTTCCGGATGCTTGATTCCTAAGCGCATTTCAATTTCTGAGATGCGTTTTTCTTGTTCTGCAACCTTCTCGTATAACTCTTCGACAGAGTAAGCGATGATTTTTTCCATAGTTATACCTCCCTCTTTACAAATTTGTAAACAAGAAACAACTAAATTTTCAACTTTTTTTGTGTTATTACTTGACAAGTTACACCAAATTAGCTAAAATGAAAACATAATAAAAACACTAACAAATCTATAAATACCGTTCTCCAAAACATTTTTTATGATTTATTTCTTAGTTGTTTTTTTAGTTGTTTCTTACTTACAAAAAACATTTTACACCTTTTGGGATAAACAGTCAATAGTTTTACACCAAATTTGTTAAATTTTTTTTGTGATGTCTTAGAAAGGTTGATTTTAACAATGTTTGAGACGTTTGAAAAAATTAAAGAGTTAGCAAAAAAGCGTGGAAAAGCTCTTGGACAAGTCGAAGAAGACTTAGGTTATGGCAGGAATACACTATATAAGATAAAAAACTCTACGCCCAACGCTGAGCGTATCGCAGAGATTGCCAATTATTTCCATGTATCCACTGATTACCTGCTTGGACGGACGGATAATCCGTCTATTGCAAATAATGATACGGTAGCAGGATATACATCGGCTGATCTCAGAGAGATGGCGGAGAATGCCAAGACCTTCGATGGCAAGCCACTTACAGAAGAGGATATTGATGCCATCCAGAACATCATCGAGATTTATTTGAGAGGTAGATAGTATGACGATTACTGAACAAGATACTTTGTTATTCAATAATCTTTTTGAAAAAATATATCAACAACTACCATCAGTTGATAGTTCTAAGGATTATTGGTTCGTAAGAGCTCAGAAAGGGCAATTTTTTAAAAGCTTTCTTACAGGTGGTTATATCGCTATCGGATGGAATTATATAACATTAGATGACCTTAAAAATCTTGACGAAGTTGCAATCAAAGGAAAAATTAAGGAGTTCGACAATAGGATAGAAAAACCTGGTTCAGCCTATAATCAAATGATGAAATTTGCATATAGTCTTAATGTTGGAGATATCGTCATCGTTCCATCGGAATCCCCAAATGATTTTCTTGTTGGTGAGATAACAAGTAGACCTTATACTGAGTCTGATAGTGTCATAGAGTCTGCATCTAACGTTTGCCCATTTAACAAGAGGATGGATGTGCACTGGTTCGGAGTTATACCAAACAGAGATATTGACCCGAAACTTTACAAATTAGTCTATTCAGGCCATACCATCACTGATGCAAATGCCTACAAAAAATTTATCAACCGCGGTCTATATGATGCCTACATCGATCATGACCACATGAGTATCACTTTCAAAGTACAAGAAGAAAACAATATTGATGCTTTTGAATACTCAACATTTCTGTACACTGTCTTGCAAATGGTCAATGTTGTAAAAGAATCTGATGAATTAAAAGATGAGAAAGTCGTTCTAAGAACCAATGTTCAATCGAAAGGACCGATTGAACTACTTGGACATCCTGAAATACTAATCCCGGTTCTAGTATTTATCATTATTCTAACTGGAGGAATTGCTTTTCGCAATTTAATTAAACGCAATGGTGCAAACTTTGAAGTTGATTCTAAGCTTGGGAAATTTAAAGCTCAATTAAATAGCGATGGGGATGAAGCAATCAAAAAAGCCCAGGCAAATAAAATAAATGCCGAGGCTATTGCATTATTAATAGATAAAGGAATGAGTCCGCAGTTTAAAGGCGCTACATCTCAACTAGATATCAAAGTTCCAGAAGTAGCAACTAGGATTCTTCAAGATGAACTACTCGAATCTCCAGAAAAAGTTGAAGAATAATTTCAGAAATAACAAAACTGAGTAAAACGATGATTGGAAGTGTTAGGATTTGTCTTAGAAAAAAGTAACAAATCAAAAAAACAAATGCCGAAACTTGAAACAGTACAGCTAAATGTGCATAGAGTTTCAACTTCATTTTAATCACTTCCTTTCAATTCTATTTTACTCTAGTTCATGAGATAAAACAACTAATTTTAAAAAAATATTTGAAGGATAATAGCCTATGACTATTGAAGAGTTGGTAGACTCACACGGTGTCACTCTCGCCTATTTTGATAATGACCTCTGGCATAAACCAGGAGTCTACATCAAAGAAATCAATATTATTTTTATAAACCGTGAACTGTCAGAGAATGCAAAAAAAACGGGTCATATACCACGAATTAGGGCACATGGACCATTCTGCTGAGTTATACAAAAATAACCACAACAGGTGCGAAAATGAAGCTAATAGACATATGATTCACAAATTGTTAGAAGAAGAACTTGCTCTATCTGATGATCAGTTATCTTTCAACTACTTACACTTCATGAAAAAGCACAAATTAAAAACCATCATAGATGAAGTAATGGTCATTGACGAATATTTTTCTTTGATTAGTTGATAGGAGAATAGTATGAAAATCGGATCACGGACACCGAATATAAAAAAAAGATTATCAGCGCGCACAACTGGATCAGTGACACGAAGGATAAAAGCGAACACATCGCCACTTTATGGGCAAAAAGGTGCTGGATTGGTAAAGGATCCAGAACGAGCAATTTATAATAAAGTTTACAACAAAACTACTTTTGGGGCAGATGATTCAGATGGGTGCACCTATGGATGTGGCTGTATTGTGTTTGTAGCATTTGTGATTATCATGGTAATTTTCTATAACTTTTTGTCAACTCTAATATAAAATTTTTAAAAAATCCCCACGCTCTCAAACTTTGGCGAGTCTGAGCGTGAGGAAGTCGTGTATAAGAAAAAACCATTCAAAAGGGCCTTTTCTTATACTCATTTTACCAAGAAATGAGGTTAAAAGCAAATGGCATCATACAGAAAAAGAGAAAATGGAAAATGGGAATATCGCATTTCTTATAAATCTCACGACGGAAAATACAAGAAAGCTGAAAAAGGGGGATTCCCGACTAAAAAGGCTGCACAGATAGCAGCAGCCGAAAGAGAGAAAGAACTACTTCTTCCCTCTTATGTTTCGGACGACATTACCCTTTACGACTACTTCACCCAGTGGTCTACCATCCATAAGAAACCAAATTTAGCACCAGTAACCTGGCAAGTCTATCAAATTACTGGCAAGCATATCAAACGACTGTTTGCAAATACAAAGCTAAGAAACATAACCAGTTCAATCTACCAGCAAGCCCTAAATACATTTGCTGAGACTCATTCTCAAGCATCAGTTGAAAGATTGAATATTCATATCAAGCAATGCGTTGCTATGGCAGTTCATGAGGAAATCATTCAAAAGGATTTCACAACCTTTGCCAAAGCGGTATCCCAACATAAAGGGATTGAGAAAGAAACCAAATTTCTTGAAGTTGAAGAGTACAAGAAAGTTATAGCTGTTTCAAAGCGTAAAATGGACGTTCAATCTTATGCAGTGATCTATCTTATCGCAGTTACTGGAATGCGTTTCGCTGAATGCTTAGGGCTTACATGGGACAGTGTAGACTATGATAACAAGGTTCTTTCTGTAGATAAGACCTGGAATTACAAAACGAATCTTGATTTCAGCTCTACAAAAACAAAAAGCAGTATCCGAAAGATACCGCTTGACGACTCAACTCTTGAATTATTAAAAAAGTACAGACAAGATCATTGGCTGGAAAATAAAGATAATCGTATTTTCTCTAACATATCAAACAATGCAGTCAATAAGACGCTAAGATATATCGTTGGAAGAAATGTCCATGCTCACTCGCTTAGACACACATACGCTTCTTTCTTGATTTCAAAACACGTTGAACTACTATCTATCTCTAAAATCCTTGGCCATGAGAATATGAACATCACTATTGAGGTGTACGCTCATCAGTTGAAGGAATTAGAGGACGAAAGCAACTCAGAAGTAAGAGAGATATTCGGAAATTTAGGGGCGAATTTGGGGCTAAACACCTCAAACACTCAGTAAAATCAATAGTTTCTATGCCCCCTGCAGGAATCGAACCT